GGGACCGCGCGACAGCGATGTTCAAACGTATTCAGACACAACCCTTTCGTTGTAGCATAGCATCAAAATGAGCGAAAAACCTCGAAGAAAACGCGCATCCGCAGAGCCGTCGCCAGCGGCAGGGACCAAGCACAACCGCAACGAAGTTATCGAGACGTGGCCAATCGACAAGCCGCGCGACAGCGAGGCGAATGCGCGGATACATCCGGCGAAACAGATCGAGGAATTGCGCGCGTCCTTGCGGACGTACGGACAGGTTTGGCCGATCCTTGTACGCGAGGACGGCGAGATCATTGCGGGGCATGGCAGGAGGACTGCGGCGGCGCTGGAGGGAATGACCGAGATCAAGGTTCTGGTGGCGCGCGGCTGGACTGAGGCGCAATGCAGAGCGTTTGCCTTGCTTGATAACCGCGTGCCGCTCAATGCGGGGTGGGACGCGACGAAGCTCGCGGCGGAACTGAAGCGGGTCAAGGAAGACGGCATCGATCCGGCCTTGATCGGCTTCACGGCGCGCGACATCCACCTATTGTTGACGCCCAAGGACCCAACCGAGACGGAGCCGGTGCTGACGGGGCTGACGTTCTCGGTGATCATTCGCTGCGAGAACGAAGAGCACCAAGGAGAAGTGCTGCGGATGCTTGAGGAACGCGGCTTGGAATGCGAGGCGATGATCAGCTAACAAGGAGTGCAGCGATGCCGTGGGAGAAGGAGCATGAAGACGGTATGCAACAGTTTGTTGATGCCGCCGCGAAGTCAAATGGGTTGGCTATGCAGCTAGTTCTTGCGCGCGACTTCGAAGCGGCGAGGCGCGCGGCCGAAGCCGGTGACGAGCAGGCGCAGGGATTTATGTTTGTGCTCGCTCAATGGGACCAGTTGACAGCGCCAGCAATCAAGGAGGGGACATTTCCGGGATGCTTTGCTTGTGATGCCGTGATCAAGCCGGGAGAGAATTTCGGCGGTCTTGTCGCATGTATGCCCATCAAGGGGGAAACAGGAGTGTTGACGGGGTTCTGTATTGATTGCATCAGCCTTGGACGAAGGGGATTGTTGCGGGTCTTGGTGGAGACAGTGAAGCAACAGATCAGTAGTGAAGGGCAAACCTTGCAATGAAGATCGACCATGCCGCACGCGAACCATGAAAAGCGATTGAAGCGTGAGGGCTGGCCAAAGACATTTGCGCTGATGTGTTTCAACTGCAACTGCGGGAGATTTCGGAATGGCGGTGTCTGTCCACATCAAAGTAGAAAGCTCGATCAAGTTGACACCACGCGTCAAGCAATTGTCGGGCATGTTCGACGCACCAATTCAAAAAGTTCTATCCCACAAATGGGACGGCGATGTTCCGATTGACGAAAGACCTTGGGGCATTGGTCTGATCGTCGGCCCATCAGGGTCCGGTAAGTCCACCGTTATGCGGCATCTATTCGGTGAACAGAAAAGCCTTACTTGGAATGCGATGTCGGTGATCGATGATTTCGACAGCAAGCTATCAATAAACCAAGTCACGGATGCTTGCAGCGCAGTCGGGTTCAACACCATTCCAAGTTGGGCCAAGCCGTACGCGGTGCTGTCTACCGGGGAGAAGTTCCGTGTTGACCTTGCTCGCCATCTGATCGAGGGCGGCGACCTTGTCGTGGTGGACGAGTTCACGTCGGTGATCGACCGGCAAGTGGCGCAGATCGGCAGCCACGCGGTGCAGAAGTACATCAGGAAGACCAACAAGAAGTTCGTAGGCGTGACGTGCCATTACGATGTGATCGAGTGGTTACAGCCGGATTGGATGCTTGAACCGGCGACGATGACGTTTCAATGGAGGGCGGTTCAGCGACGACCAGACCTTGAAGTTGAAATCGCGCGGGTCGAGCGTGCAACGGCTTGGCCCCTATTCGCTCCGTTTCACTATCTGACAGCGGAGCTACATAGGGCAGCGGCGTGTTATTGCTTGTTCGTGGGGGGAGTACCGGCGTCATTTGCGGGAGTTCTTCATCGACCGCATTACGTCGTGCACGACATCAAGGGCGTATCGCGCGTGGTGACGCTGCCGGACTTTCAGGGGATGGGATTGGCGATGGCTTTGCTTGATACGTTGGGCGCGGCGCATAGTGCGCTCGGGCATCGCTTTCGTATGTATCCGGCGCACCCATCGCTGGTGCGCTCGTTTGATAGATCGAAGTTCTGGAAGATGATCAAGACGCCGGGGGTGTTCTCGCCGATCCTTGGTAAGGCTTCCACGCTTGGGCGCACGATTGCGAAATTCAATCCAGACCTTGGCAAGTCTTCCGGCTTTGCGCCAGCGAACCGAACGCAGGATTATGCCAAAAAAAAATGGCACATGGGATCGCGACCGTGCGCCGTATTTGAATACGTGCACAGAGGCGATCCCATGTGCCGGGATCAAGCAACATCGCTCATAACGGGCGAAGCCGCTTCTGGACTTCGAACAGACCAAGCAATCCACGCAGCGGTGCAAAGCGCACCGGGCGCGGGTTAACAAGGACAAAGCCAAACGGCCCCTCGAAGGAGCGGTCGTTCGACTTCTCGACTACGTCAACAAGGTCAACGATGCAGACGATGCCGCCCGTTGGTAGCTCGTCGGGCACTGCCACGCGGAAGTGCTCTGCGATCTCCTTGACCGGGCGATCATGCCAGCGTACGCCAGCATGGATCGCGAGCGGGCCACGATACTTCGTGTCCCATGTCCGGTTCTCTATACGCTTGATCCCTTCAAGGATCAGATAGGCGTAGGGTTGTCTGATAGATAGTGCCTTCATATTAGCTTTTCCGTACTGTCCGGCGAGAGCCGGTGTTTGATCATGATTTTGAGCAACAAGGCAACGGACGTTGGGATCGGCGCTTCATCGGCAATCCATCTCCTTGAAGTCCGCTGGTTCACGCCAAACAATTGCGCCGCCCCAACCTGAGACAGGTTGAGGCGGGCGATTGCATCGCGATATTCGGAGCCTGTCATGTGTCCTCCTTGAAGATTGGTTCGTTGTTCGCGTCAACGACAGGGAGTAATTTGCTTGTTGGCGCATTCCATGTCGTGTCGTCGGTATCGTAGAGGACGGTCGTCGCATCGGGCGGACATCCTTGAGCGCGCTCGACCACGGATGCAGTCTCACGCGTCTTGATGTGCCATACACGTTGCCCGACTTTGAATTCATTCATAGCATTGCTCCTTGCTTGAAGGCCGATATGGCGCTTCGTGCTGCGCAGCACGAATGCTGCGCAGAGGCGAAACGTCGTTATTTCCTTGCTGGTGTCTGGACGCTGCCGGTCTTGCGACCGTCAGCACCATAGAGTGTCGTGGTGTTTCCTTGAGTAGAGGCGCGACCGACTACGTTGCCGCTCGCGTCATAGATCGTGGTGGTTCCTTGGGTGTCGGTAGTCGAGCGTGCGATTGCGCGCCCGTCTGGTCCGTACACCGTTGTTTGCTGCGCCGCCGCTGATGTTGCGGCGACGCAGAGTAGAACGATCAAGGTTTTCATGCTCACTCACTCCTTGCGCTCTGGCTGATCAAGCAACCATTGTTGACCAGCCTCCAGGCCTAGCTCGTATAGTTTCGGCATGGTCTTTCTGGCGTGATACCAATCAAGAAGTCCGTAGCAATCATTCAGAAGCGTGGCGCGTCGCACGTATTCACGTAGGAATGGCACGCCGAAATACTCGCCAATCCTTGCAAAGCCGTCCTCGGCCTTGCGAGCCGTGGGATCAATCACGATACCTTCGCGATCAATGCACCAAGCATGATCGATGGGCACGCCGTAGCACGTGACCTTGCCCTCGACATACGTCAACCAAGGACATTGGATCACAAGCCGCGTCGCATTCATGTAGCATTGCTTGATTACTCCGCGCCGCCCACTGTACGAGTGGGGCGCGACAGAGTAGCTGCGGGCGTGCGCCAACAAGAAATCGATCACAGGATTGGGACCGAAATGCTTGCGGCACGCTTCATAGTGTTGTCGTATATCACTCATTGCTTGATACCTCTTTCAAGGTCCTCGGCGATTTCGAGTAGCTGCAAATTGCGCAGCGTCCCGTCATCGTCCCAAGGCCAGCGTTGCGGAATGACACCGCCCAATTCCTTGATGCGGCGTTCAAGTCGCGAACGTCGTTCAAGGATGCTGCGAATGAGATCGTTGCTGTACTTCATAGCAGTTGCTCCGTTGAAGAAACGCATCCAAGGATGCGGAAGACACCGTAAGGCGCTTCGTGCTGCGCACCAAGCAAGGTGCGCAGTGTCGAAACGTCGTTACTTTCTCAGAGCGGACGTTGACGTAGTCCGGGAACGTCGCGATTTTCGTTGTACTGCACATCGCGTTCCTGCCAACCAATTCCTTGCATACGAACGCCCTCGGGCAGGACCCACAGATGCCATTTGTTTGATGTATCGACCAAGCGACTTTCCGCTGGGTATAACTCAAACGCCTCGCGCTCTGGTCCAGCTAGTTCGTTCTTGATTTGCTGGAAGTGACGCCAATCCTTGAACATCCCGCCATCACGTCTGCGGATGCAGAGATGCAGCATGGAATTATCAGGACCACATTTTCCGACCTGTACTTGATACAGTTCATTGATGTAGCATTCGACCATTGCGTCTGCGGCGTCGAGTTGCTTGATCATTTCCTCTTCGCTGACGCCGTAGTGCCTCGCCCCTTCCTCGACTATTTCCTTGCGGCGAAACATCTGGTCAGGACGTAGCTTCACAAGCGGCGTCCAATGTCGCGGTAGTTTGCTCATAGAGTGCTCCTTGCTTGAAGTCACCGAGAGTGGCGCTTCGTTGCGCGCACCAAGAAGATGCGCGCCGTCGAAACGTCGTTAGATGATGTAGTCGGGCGGCGTCGGCCCATCAGTGAACCATTTGCGCTCGTCTAATAGGTCACTGGCGATATCCGCCGCCTCGTCGTCATCAAGGCGAACGCCGAGATAGGACCAAACGGCGACGAACAAGGGTTCGAAGCCGCATTGCCAACCAACAAGGCGCGCGTTCGCAGGCATGTCATCGATTGATCGAACCGCCAGCGCATCGTCAACGCAGAACGAGATGTAGTCGATTGCTTGCTCGCGGGTCATCGTGTCGCCTCCCGCTTTAGTTCACCGAGATAACCAGCGACAAAGGCGTCTTGCTCGTCCTGCGTTTCATAGGACATGCGCGCGACGAATTCCGCGCCCTCGATGCTATGTGCTCGCGCCATTACGAAAGCGCGACCAGCCTTGTGCGCCGCAACCATTTTAGTTTCATCAGTCATGGTAAGTTTTGCTCCGTCGTGAAGTCGCCGGATGGCGCTTCGTTCCGCGCACCAAGGAGCGATGCGCGGCGTCGAAACGTCAGATGTATGTCAGGAACGCCCTACCTTGATCCGTGATTGAGTAGCGGACCACGACAAGTCCTGGCGGGTTCGCGAGCGTCGATCTTCGTCGGCGCACGCGTCCTAGTTTGACCAAGGACTTTAGCGTGCCGAGATCGCAGCCTGCGTTGTTGATCAACGCATCCTGCGTGGCACCATTCGGGCAATCAGCAAGGACCCGTAAGGTGCCGACTTGAGTTCTGTTTTTATACATCATAGTAAGCTCCGTTCTGAAGACACCAAGGATTGGCGCTTCGTTCCGCGCACCTTGTTAGATGCGCGGCGTCGAAACGTCAGCGTATGTAGTTCTCGAATGCGTCGCGCAATCGCCACGCCTTACAGACCGCGCATTCCAGTTCAGTGTCGGCGCAGCGCTGCCCGTAGTTCTTGGCGATGTACTGATCCATTCGTTTGATCAGCATCCTTGTTTCGCGATTGTAGTCACCGCTCATGCGGTGCAGATCGCCCATGTCCTTGACCGTGGAGCGCCGCTTCGATCCACCGCCGAACTTCTCCTTGAGGGTAATCAAGGCTTCGGTCAGCGGCGCGGTCATGTCGGGACGCGGCAACAGATGATCCGTCACCACGGCATGAACAAGCAAGGACGTGTCGAAGTTTTGCTCGCCATACAGTTTCCCGTTTGGCGCAACGCCTGTTTCCCTGATCCGGCAGTTATGACCATTCGCCTCTATTTGAGTGATCATGTAATCTGTAAGACCAGTAGCGCCGCCCGCTTGCTTGACGCGGACGATATCGCCTATTTTGAATATTCCCATAGTTTAGTTGCTCCGTTCTGAAGTCACCAAGGATTGGCGCTTCGTGCTGCGCACCAATTGCTTGGTGCGCAGAGGCGAAACGTCTACTCGTCAGGGAAGTTCGTCATCGTCTCGTCATAGCAAGGGCCATGAAGGTCGGGCGAACATCGCTGATGTCCCTGATAGCAGGGGTGCAGTTCATTGGCGCTTTCTGCGATATTGAACCGCTGAACAAACAAACGCGCTCCGTAGCGCGTCCGTATGATCGGATTGCTTTGATATTCTTCACGCATCGAAGTCTATCCGCACGGTCAAGGACTTCGGGTACTTGCCGCGCTCGAAAGTGGTCTTGCGAACGTACAAGGTTCCGATTTTGCAGAACGCTTGCTCGATCACTTCGCCGCTTTCGTCCACTTCCTTGAAGCGGACCGCGCCCGGAGTTTCCTTCTCCAGTGTGAATTTGACCGTGATAGTCTTTAGCTCAGTCATGGTAGTTGCTCCGTTGATTTGGATTGATCGATTGCATCCGGTGCCGCAATAGTGGTCGTTAGGTTTGCCAACCTGCCACACTACGCATTCGCTTATCCCCACCCGTCGGGTAACTGCCCGATATTTGCTTGATCAGCGGTCCTTTTGGGCCAATTTCTTGCGCCGCTCCGTTTATCGATCCACCGCTTTTCGGGCGGTGAGTGTCCAAGGAATGAACACTGTGAGACGGCGCGATTTCTCGCGCCGCCCTTCAGTGGTCACCAATCAATGGCGTTCGCCTACGTCAATCCCGCGAGCATTCCAAGGAGTGCTTTCGAGATGTGCTCGCACGCGCACGGGATGTCCCGTGACAGCGAACAAGACAGGGCAATGCGGCTCGGGTCCGGGATCACCGATGTCCAAATCGGTGAAACAGACAATCAAAGTCGCATCGTCAACATTTTGTGCGACGTGAGCAAACAGCGGCTTGAGATTGGTGCCGCCGCCGCCGCGCGGATCGAATTCGACATCATCGCCCGTGCGATACTCGTCAACACGCGTGACTTGCGTGTCGCCGTACACGGCAACGACTTCGTCGATGATCCCGTCATCAAGCAAGGCTTGCGTCTCCTGACTGATCGCTGCCAGCGCGATGTCATCCATCGAGCCGGAAGTGTCGATCAAGAAAACCGCTTTGCTGACGCCGTCCTTCTGCGTCGAGGGCATTATCAGTCCGCGTGCTTGGTGCCGCCGATTGGGGCGGTTCCAAGTTTCAACACGCAATGCACCTTGTTCGCAGAATTCGCGGAGTTCATCCCGCCAATCACGCGGCGGGTTGTTTGCTCGTTCGATATCGCGTGAGACGTGGCCGGGCAATTGCCCGATGGCTTTCGCCATCGACGCCGCTTGCCGCACGTTCTTTTCCCACTCGATATCCTTGTCGGCGAGTTCAGTGGCGTCTTCAGAGCTATCAAGGACTTCGCCGCACTGTCCGGGATCGCCGGAAGAGCTTTGACCCTCGTTGCCTTGTTCGTCACTGTCTGCGTCGCCCGGTTCGCCCGCGTCACCGTTGCCGGTGTCTGTGGCATCGCCCTCGCCATCGTCAGCGTCGCTGCTGCCGTTGCTTGGTTCGTCGCCGGGTTCGTCGCCCTCGCCTTGATCGCCCTCGCCTTGGTCGCCGTCTTCGCCAGCATCACTGCTATCGTCGCCGTCGCCTTGGTCCTCGTCGGTGTCAGCGTCATCGGGAGCGTCACCGCTGCCTTGTTCGCCGTCATCGTCGCCGGGATCGCTGTCGGCGTCATCGGGGGCATCGCTGCCACCTTGTTCGCCGTCATCGTCGCCATCGTCGGGCTGTTCCTGTTCTTTTTCTTTTTCCTGTTCTTGTTGCCGCCGCTTTTGCTCGGCTTCAAGCTCGCGTATCCGGTAAATGTCCTCTGCGCTCAACCCGCGAAATCGCGGATCGATCAGCGCCCCTTTCGGGAGCGTGAAACCTTCATCGATCAGGTCGATATTGATCGCGTAGTCGCACGCTTCGTTCCATTTGATTGGATCGCGACCATTGCGACGCGTACCATGATGTCGGGCGTCGTGCTCAGTTTCGTGAGCCTGAACGCCGTACAGTTCATCATAGGACAACGTCGCAATGAAATCAGGATTGAAAAAGTGTTGCTTGCTGTTGGTCGCCATCGTGGGAAACTTCCGCGACGGGACCGGCTCAACATGCGACACAAGGACACCATAGAAACGGCGTTCCTTGATCAGATTTGCCCGCACTTTCAAGATGCGATCAAATGCTACTTCATCAATCGTACTCATAGTAGATTGCTCCGTGATTAGAACCGTCCTTGTTGGGACGGTAGTGCTCGGATTGAACACTGTGGGGCGGCGCACGAATGCGCCGCCTTCAGTAGTCAGCCGTATCAACCAAACAATGCACTAACAGCACTGACAATCTGATCAGCGCTTTTGCGCACGTCGGCGCGCACCGCGTCGTTCTCGCGGAGCGTTTCGGGTTCCTCGACGCACAATTCCTTGACGATGCGATTTGTGATCGCCGTCAATTTGGCGTCGCCTGTCAGATTGAACGCGGGCAGCAATTCGGCTAACTCGCGGACATTTCCAACAAGACTGTCGCGGAAGCATTTGCCATCGGTGGTCTTATACTCACCGAGTTTTTCGGACATGCGACCAACGGTATCGATGATCCGTTGTGCCGCATCCTGCATCGCCTTGTTGACTGCGTCCTTGGACGTAGTCTCCAATTGCTGGCGTATTTCCTCAACGGTGTCTTCGTCCAGTTCAGAACGAAAATCAGTCGCATCAGGAAACGGCAGGATTGTCAGTTCGAAGCGGAACTTCGATCTGATTTCCTTGGCCGAAGGATAATCGGCCGCATTGAACAGGCCGTTTAACTCCTTCTGGCGTTCCGCAACAAACGAAGGAAAGTCGGCGGCAAACTTATCCGCCGCCTCGTTGAATTCCCGCTTCAAGTTCCGAAATTCATCGGTGAACTTCGTATACAAGGCATTCGAGAGAATGCGCGGGCCTTCGTCTACCCACGGCAGCGTCATCTTGTAGTGCATATGACGTGCCTTGGATGCCGCGCCGACGATGTCGGCAAGGTGCTGTGCGGCGATCAACAACTTGTTGTACCGTCCAGCGTCCTTGGTCGCGTTGTATTTGGTGTTCGTCTCGTCGGTGACTTTCTTGTCGAGCTTGCGAGCCGTCCAAGAAGAGATGTTCACCGAAACAAGAAGAGCCTTACGCGACAGCGGTGTTGTAGTTGTAATCTTAGTCATAAGATTGCTCCGTTAGATAAACCGTTCCTTGGGAACGGTAGTGCCCGTTTGAGCACTGTGAGACGGCGCACGCCTTGTTCGCGTGCGCCGTCCTCAGTGATCAGTTATTGGACGTTGATGTCTTGATACTTCACCGCCCACTCTCCGTAAGCGGCGGTGTTTTTTAGTGTCTCGTCGCGTGTTGTTGCATCGTGCACGACCAACATTCCGCTTTCACGCGGAAGTCGCTCGGCGTATTTAACGACCGCAGGCATAGTCGCCTTGGTCGCCATACGCGCAAGACCCGTGCACGTCGCGAACCTGATAGACGGCTCAGTCGGCACCGGAGCATTCACCGGGTCCTTGAGGATATCTTCCAAGGAACCAATCGAATGATACAGGTCGATAAAGCCATCGATCTCCGATGCGACTGCATCGCCCACGTGGGCAGCAAGCAATCGCACGCGGTGTCCGCGCGGTGCGTTGACGTATTTCGCGGCACGCGTGATGGATCGCGGTGTCGGAAATGCGTTCTCGTCGCCAACAGGCATCATGTGCAAGCATTCGCGCCGCAGTCTGATGAAGGCGACCATTTCAGGCGCAACGCCATTGGCGTTTGCCCAATCGCACCAAGCAACAACATCGGGAGCCACGAACAAATGCGCAAAGCGATTGCGCAATGCCGTTGGCATTCGTTGCGCGGATGCGCGATCAGCGACGCGGTTTCCTGCGGCGACGATAACCCATCCTTTCGGCAACTCATACTCACCGACTTTACGATCAAGGATCAACTGGAACATGACCGCCATCATTTGAGGCGATCCAGTGTTGATCTCGTCAAGGAACAGAATGCCGAATTCGCCATCGCGATCAACGCGGGGAAGTTCGTCAGGGACGAACCACCTTGTTGTTCCCGTGACCATGTCTGGAACCGGAATTCCTCGCACGTCAACGGGCTCGCGAATGTTGGTCCGAAACTCAATCACCTTGCGGGATGTTTCCATTCCCATTTGGCGAATGATGTCGGACTTGCCGACGCCGGGCTTTCCCCAAATCATTACGGGATCACCTTGATCGGTCAGCAGTCGCACAAGAAGTGCGGCTTCTGAAATCGTACATTCGTGTTCTTTGATTGATAGTACGTTACTCATAGCTAGTTGCTCCGCTAAAGAAAATGGCCCGTCTGTGCGGGCCATTAAAACACCGTTTGGTGTTTCGTGCTGCGCTCCTAACAAGGAGCGCAGAGGCGAAACATCGTTAGATGCTATCAAACAAGGCGGCTTCGGCTTCGGCGAGTGTGGGCCGCGCCTCGTTGCAAGGGTGCGTCCAAGAAAACACATACTCGCCGCCCTCGCAGCGTATCCACCAGATTTGCCCGTCCCAATCGTAGGAATAGACTTCGCTGGCGGGTGCGTTGCTCGGGTACAAGTCATCCACGTTCCTTGTTGTGGATCGTGTCGCGCGGAACTGTTCAAGAGAAACGCGCGTGAGACGCGCGATTATCTCGGTGTATTCCGTTTCTTGTTCCTCGCTTGTGCAGTAATCAGACCGCATTGTTTTAAGACCGCAAAGGATCATAGATAGATCGGCTGCGGTGACTTGGATAAAGGACTTAGCGATCATGGTAGTTGCTCCGTGGTTAGAACCGCTCGTAAGCGGTGAAGCGGGATGCTTCGTGCTGCGCTCCCAAGCAAGGGAGCGCAGAGGCGAAACACCGTCAGATGATTGCGATAAAGAGAACTGTCGGCGCTGAACCGCCGCCGACTACAGCCTGTCCTTCATCCTCTAAGTCGCCAAGGGCGATCAGATAATCAGGATCATGCGGCGCATCAGGAAAGCATTCGGACAATTCGCATTGCCCGCGCAGGATTTCCTCGTCGCCGTCGCAGTCATATACTTGAACCAACATTTTAGTTTGCTCCGTGGTAGACCGCGCATTGCGCGGGAAGCGGGATGCTTCGTGCTGCGCTCCAAGGAGAGCGCAGTGTCGAAACATTCAGCGGACTTTGATCAAGGAGTTCTCAAAAGAGCGCTTTGCTTTTTTGAGAATTTCGATTTCGCGTTTGGTATTTGCTAGTTCAAGTTTCCAATCGCGATTGTAGATGCCCGCATCATTCCAGCCGGAATTAGTTTTCTGTCTGGCGACGGATGCGCGGAGTTGAACAATGCGAAAGCATACCGCCTCAATGTGCGAGGCGATTTCCACTTTGCGCAGTTGCTTGTTCGTGAAGTACGTCATAGTATTTGCTCCGTGAGGGACGCGAGCAAGGTTTCTTGTTCGCGGAAGCGGGTGCTTCGTGCTGTGGCCAAACCCGGAGCAGGGTCAAGCCACAGTGTCGAAGCACCAGTGGGAGCACACTGGTGTCAACCAAAGAACCCATTCAAGGCATCGTCCTCTAAGCGTAATCATCAGTCGCTTGATCGTTGCTACTGCGGCCTTCTGTCAGACATTCGCGGGATCAAACAAGGAACTTTCGGATCGGGCCTACTCGTTCACTCTCGTATTTCGGCATCACGAACGATGCGCGTTTGAATGGGGTGTTTCCTTGATCGCGCGGCGTTGCTGCGCTCGTCGCCTCACTACTGCGGCCTTCTATCAGACATTCGTGAGCAAGGAGCGCAGCGGACGGCTGCGATCAAAAGGAAACGCCTTGCTCGATTTCGACACTTCCGACTTTAGCCATAAAGGCGCGGCGCGCATCTAATCAAGCAAGGTTTCGTCTACTCCCGTCACGTGCCACTATGTATTGGCGTTCTGCGGGAACTGCGGTGGGCTTGTGTCTCCGTGCCCGAGAGGGCAGCGTAGGGCATTGCGCCCTATGTGTCAATGCGCTCATTTCGCCTATGATATCAATGGCTTACGCCGTATCGGCTAGGGCATAACGCCCCAAATGATCAAGCAAGGCAATGTATGAGAGTATTTGCGAGTAGTGGTTCGCGCATAGAGTGCCTTGATCGGCGCGTGGGGACCATCAAGGAGCCATCAAGGCACGCAAGGGGCGTGGCTAGGCAGGAGGCACGCAGGGCGCTAAAAGCGTGAACGGAGCCAGAACCAAGGAACCAACATGGCCGAACAAGGAGCCGATGGCGCAACGGTGATCACTCTGCCCGTCGTTTGCCAATTGTTGATGCTGTCGCGGCAGCGCGTCGATCAGCTAGTGGCGAGCGGGCACATCAAGAAAGTCGGGCGCGGCGAATACTCGCTTGTGGACGCCGTGCAAGGATACATCCGCTTCCTGCGGGACGAGGCGCATCAGAAGACGATGACGGCGGCAGATAGCCGCGTGCGCGATGCGAGGGCACGTGATATCGAAGTGCGAACGGCGCAGCGGCTCAGTCGCCTTGTTCCACTCTCGGTGTATGACGAAATGATCGACGGGTTCGCTGGTGTGGTACGGAGCGAATTCGCGGGACTTCCAGCGACGTGCACGCGCAATCTAATCGAGCGACGGATCATAGAACGGGAAACGAATGCAAGACTACGTCGGATCGCCGAGTATGCAATGGCACAAGCAATACGCCTGGAGACGGTTCGCGGCGCTGATCATGCCATCGGAGCCGATGGAGCCTGACGTATGGGCGGCAGCAAATAGAACGTATCCTCCGACAGCGGCGATCCCTGGACCGCGCGATCCTTCGTTGACGCCGTACGTGATCGAACCGGAACGCGCCATCGCATCCGGTGCATACAAGCGCATCGTGATGGTCTTTGGTGCGCAGACGGGAAAATCAGAAGCGATGCTCGATGTCGCAGGGCAGCGGCTCGATCAGCGTCCCGGCCCAATCCTTTACGTCGGCCCCAATAAACAATTCCTCTCGGAGCAATTCGAGCCGCGCGTGATGTCGTTGCTGGACGAAGCGCCAACATTGATGGCGAAAGTCGCACGCGGGAAACGGATGACGAAGACGCGCAAGGTTGTTGCCGGTGTTCCATTCCGCCTCGCGCATTCAGGATCATCGACGGCACTGAAGTCCGATCCGGCGGTGCTGGCGTTGGTCGATGAATATGACGAGATGCGCGACAATGTGAATAACCAAGGAGGGCCGCTTGGATTGGTCGAACGGCGCGGCGACACCTATGCGGACTTCGTTTGCGTGGTGACATCGACGCCAAAGCGCGGCAGGGTCGGTCCAGCAAAGGACGAAGCAAGCGGATTGCATTTTTGGGAAGTCGCCGTCGCGGATGATATCGAAAGTCCGATCTGGCAGCTATGGCAGCAAGGAACGCGTCACCATTGGTGCTGGCCTTGTCCGATGTGCGGCGAGTATTTCGTTCCGCGCTTCAATCTACTCCGCTTTCCTCTGAAGGCGACGCCACTCGAAGCGGCGCGCGAGACGTTCCTTGAGTGTCCCAATTGCAGCGGCGTGATCGATGACGCGCACAAGGCTGAGATGAATTCACGCGGGCACTATGCTGCGCCGGGGCAGAAGATCAGCAAGAACGGCGAAGTGCATGGCGATCCGCCTGAAACAAAGACGATGTCTTTTTGGGTATCGGGACTTGCTTCGCCATTCGTCACCTTCGGGGAGCGCATCAGCGTCTTGGTCGAGGCGCAGCAATCCGGCGACGATGCGATGGTGCAGCAAGCAATCAACGCAGGCTTCGGCGAGCTATACTCGCCCGGTGGCGGCGAGGTTCCAGAGTGGGTCGAGATCAAGGAAAAGTCGCGCGGGTCGAGCTATCAGCGCGGCGAGGTTCCAGAAGACGTGCTCTATCTGACGCTGGCGTGCGACGTGCAGCGGCATTCCATTCCCTGGACCATACGGGGATGGGGAGCGCGGGCCACGTCTTGGTTGGTCAACTACGGGTATCTGCGTGGGGACACTACCGAGGAAGAAATCTGGAATGCCCTTGGTGATCTGGTAACGCAGCCGGTCGATGGCGTTCCGATCAAGCTCGCCTTCATCGACAGCGGCTTTCGTCCAGGCAAGACCGATACGCTTCCCTTGAACCGGGTTTATGAGTTCTGCCGACGCTTTATGCGGCGCGTGCGCCCTACCAAGGGATCGTCCACGCCGATGCGAACGCCGCTGATCTTCAGCAAGATCGAAGTGAGCCGCAAGGACGGGAAGGCCGCAAAATTCGGGCTGGACCTTGTTCGCCTCGATACCGATCACTGGAAAAGTTGGGTCCATGAACGCTTGCGCTGGCCAGACGAGCATGTCGGCGGATGGCACGTCTTCAAAGGAGTTGATGATGATTATTGCCATCAACTTGTTTCGGAAGCTCGTCTAAAACAGCCAACCGGCCGCGTCGAATGGGTCCAGCGGAGCCGCGACAACCACTTCCTTGATTGCGAGGCGATGCAGGCGGCGGCAGGATATTTGCTCAATGTGCAACGTATCCCCTTGCAAAAGCTCAAGGAGCGGCCTACAGGGGAAGTCGGCACGAAGCCGGAAACCCCGCCCAAGGACAATCCAGACCCGACGCCGCAGCCGCCGATAGTGCAATTGCGCAGGCGTACGAGGCGAATTATCAGGTCGAATTACCTTGGAGCTTGACGGCTCCGCTCATGCCAATCCTGAAGAGGACCCAAGGAACGCCGCTGCCGCCGACCGATGCGCAGCGCGCGATGGTGCGCAAGTTGGCGTCCCGCACCACTATCGATCTTGCTCCCGAAACTCCAGAACAAATCCTTGGTCAGATCACTGCGCTCAAAGCGGTGATCTTTTCCGGCGTCAATAGCGCGGGCTACGGCGACAAGCGCACTGAGTTTCGTTCGCTCGCGGAACTGCGGCAAATCCTGAACGGGCTGGAAGAGGATTTGGCGGAATTACTTGGATACGGTGGGCGCATTCGTCAGATCAGGATGACCACGCAAGCCGACAAAGGTTTGTAGTCATGGGCATCGTTCGTGACGCGTTGTCGGAAGGCATTCTTGGTAGGTTCATTTCGCGCACCGGGAAGCGCGCCAGCAACTATTACGACGGCGCGGGGCAGCGGCGGCGGCTCAAATCTTGGATGCCGACGCAGTACACCACCAACGTCATCATGTCGGCGACAGGAGCCTTGCTGCGCTCGCGTGCGCGCGATGCGATGCGGAACAATCCGCACGCCAACGCCGCCTGCGAGAGCTTCACCGCGAACCTGATCGGCACCGGCATCAAGCCATCGTCCTTGATTGAAGATGATCCCGATCTACGCCAAGCGGTGATGCAGCTATGGCTTGATTGGACCGACGAGGCGGACGCGGACGGCATCGCCGACTTCTACGGGATGCAGACCATCGTGGCGCGTTCCTTGTTTGAGGGCGGCGAATGCTTCGTGCGCTTTCGCAACCGCAGACCGGAGGACGGCTTCAAGGTCCCGCTGCAAATTCAATTGCTCGAAAGCGACATGTGCCCGTACTGGTTCAATCAACAGGCCGCGAACGGCAATTGGATCATGAACGGCATCGAGCTTGATGCGATTGGTCGCCGTGCGGCGTACTGGTTCTATCCGGTGCATCCAGGCGACTTTCCCATCGAGCAACCAATCGCATCGATTTACCCTGTACGCATCCCGGCTTCTGAAATCCTGCACATCTTCAAGTGCACGCGTCCGGGGCAGATGCGCGGCGTTCCATTGGTCACGCCCGCATTGGTGCGGATGTTCTTGCTTGATCAGTACGATGACGCGGAACTGGAGCGCAAACGCATCTCCGCGATGTTCGCCGGTTTCATCACGACAGCGACGCCAGAGGACGTGATCCCGATTGACGGTCTGGATACGTCCGCGCCGCAAGAAGGAATTGGTCTTAGCGGACTTGAACCCGGCACGATGCAGACCTTGCTCCCCGGAGAGGACATCAAGTTTTCGGAGCCTGCTGATGTCGGCGGATCGTATGAGGCGTATCAGTATCGTCAACAAGTCGCGCTCTACGGAGCGTTGGGCATTCCTTATTCTGTCGCCACATCCGATTTGCGACGAGCAAACTATTCATCCTTGCGCGGATCAATCGTGGAGTACCGGCGCAAACTGGAACAGTTTCAGCACAATGTAATCGTCTATCAAATGTGCGTCCCGATCTGGCGACGATGGCTCGATACCGCCGTCCTTGCACAGGCGGTTGAAGTGAACGCGGGCGTTTACGTCGCCGACCAAGCAAGCTATCAGCGCGCGAAGTGGATACCGCAGCGCAACGATTGGGTTGATCCACTCAAGGACCGGCAGGCTGAAAAGCTCGCCGTCGATGCAGGCTTCAAGTCGCGCAGCGATGTTGTTGAAGCCGAAGGATCGGACCCGGAGGAAAACGACCGGCGTATTGCTGAGGACAAGGAGCGGGCAGAAGAGCTTGATCTGGTCTTCCCCGTTGTCTACGCGGCGGCAAATCAACCGATGTCTCCGAGCGATCAAGCATCGGCCGATGCAGCGAACCAAGCCGCGCAGGACGCCGCTCAAGAAGCCGCGCAGGAGCAAGCCGATCAAGATGCCGCAGATGCGGCGTGAGCATAGGAGTTTGAACATGCGCCATTGGTTCACGATGAAAGCGGAAGACAAGGTTGGGGAAATCCTGATCTATGACGAGATCGGCAAATCCTTTTGGGGCGACGATACCGTCACCGCCAAGCAATTCATCGATGACCTTGCTGCGCTTGGCGAGCTTAACGCGCTCACGCTTCGCATCAATTCGCCGGGCGGCGATGTGTTTGATGGTGTTGCAATTCACAATGCGATCAAGAACCATTCGGCGGAAGTGACGGCGATGGTCGATGGCATCGCTGCGTCGGCCGCGTCCTTCATCGCGATGGCGGCGGATAAGATCGTGATGCCGTCCAACTCCTTCATGCTGATCCACGGCGCATCCGGTTTCTCGATGGGCAACGCTGACGACATGCGCGCGACGGCCGACGACCTTGATCGCATCGACAAGTCCTTGACCGCGACCTACGCCACCCGCTCGAAGTCAACGCAGGCCAAGGTCAAAGCGCTGATGAAGGAAGATCGCCTCATGAGCGCGGACGAGGCCCACAAACTTGGCTTCGCCGACGAAGTCACCGAAGCGGTCGAGATGACGGCGAAGTTCTCCTTGAGACTATTGCCGAAGGCGGCGGCGGATCGCTTCCGCGCCGAGACAGGGACCGAGCAAGGTGACCCGCCGTCCCCTGCGCCGGAACCTGAGAAGCCGGTGGAACAGCCGGTTGCTCCACCGGCTTCGCCGCCGATCAAGGAACAGCCGACAGCGCAGATCGTGACGCTCGCCAAGCAGCAAGGCATCGAAGAGCATCGCGCGTACGTGTCCAGCGTCACTGATCTGTGCACGCTGGCGAATGCGGCTGATCGCGTCGGCGGCTACGTGCGGGCGAATACTCCCGTCGATCAAGTGCGCAAGGAGTTGTTGACGATGCGAGCGGCCGATCCGCCAGTGACGCCGCACCATCCGATGTTGCCGGGCAAGGAAGCGGTGACGACATCGATGTGGGACAAGGTCACTGACAAGATCAATGCCCGCTTCAAGAAGTGAAACAAGGAAAATCAGAAGGAGTTGGATATGAGCGACACATACGGGGATGCACGTCACAATCCCAAGGTTGATCCGAAGCACGCCGCCGAAGAGCAACGCAAGGCGGAAGAGAAGCGCCGCGTCGAGGGCGAGAAAAAAGCCGACGAGGGCCGTGCCCTTGTTCATGAGCGTGAGATCAAGGCCGCAGAAGACAAATTCAAACTCGAAGAGGCTGAGATCGCGGCCAAGCGCGAGGCGGACGCGGAGAGGGCCAAGGAAGCGGAGCGACTTGCTGCGCTTTCCCCGGAGGAACGCGACGCTGTAGTCACGCCGTTTGCCGCCAGCGTGCCGCACTTCACGGTATTGACTGAGCCGCATCACAGCGCGGAATTCATTCTGTCGGAGGGCAATGGCGCGATCTCGCGCGACGCCGCCTACTTCGCCGATCCAACAACTATCTACGTTGGGATGCCGGTCAAGTTTTCGGCGGCGGCAACGGCGACGCAACCGGCGACCTACGTTCCGGCTGCGGTAGGAGCGGATTGCAATGCGCTCTGCATCTACGCTGGCGGCACGATCCCCGGTGAAGGACTGCGCACCGCGATCATCGCGCGTAATGCTGAAGTCAACAAGAACTTGATCTCATGGGGCGCGATCACTGCGCCTGAACAGGTCATCGGACTTCAGACGCTCAAAGCCGCTGGCATCATCGCCCGCTGAACCCGCAACCGCGTCAAACGCATCAAACAAGGAACACGGAAATGCTTGATATCTTTCGCGGCGATGGTTTCGGCGTGGTGCCGCTTTCAATCGCCATCAACAAGATGTTGTTTCAGCCCGGTTACATCTCAAGTCGCGGACTGTTTCAGTCAACGTCAATCGCGCAGACATCGGTTGCTATCGAGGAAAAGAACAACATCCTGACCTTGATTGCTCCGTCGCCTCGCGGCGCTCCCGGTACGACTATCGCGAAGCCGCGTCGCGCCATGCGTATGCTTGGCGTCCCGCACTTCGAGATCAACGACGCCGTGATGGCAGAGGAAGTGCAGGGCGTGCGGCCATTCGGCGAGGAAACCGGAACAGAAAGCGTGATGACCAAGATCGCCGAGCGGATGCAGACCGCAGGGCAATCCTTGGAGTACACGCAGGAGCACGCCCGCGTTGGCGCGATCAAGGGGATCGTGACGTACGCGGACGGCACCGTGCTCAACCTGTTCGTGGAGTACGGCATTACACCGCCCGCCGCGATCAACTTTCCGTTCAGTACAGCACCGGCGACAGGGAACATCAGGCAGATTTGCGCCAGCGTGATCCGCACGATGGGCAACAACCTCGACGGTCAAGGTTTCAATGGCGTTGAGGCGATCTGCGGCGATGCGTTCTTCGATGCTCTTGTGTCCTGCGCCGAAGTTCGCGCCACCTACCTCAACCAACAGGATGCGTCACAGTTGCGATCCGGTTATGTCAGTGCTGGACAAGCGTGGGGATCGTTCACGTTTGGCGGCATCCTGTGGACCAACTATCGTGGCTACGCCCAAGGAGCCCCGATGGTCGAGACTGCGTCGGCGTATTTCTATCCGACCGGCGTGCCAAATCTGTTCCCGACCGTGTATGCGCCTGCGGACTACATCGAGACGGTCAACACGATGGGTATTGCGCGCTACGTCAAGCAATATCCGATGCCGAACGACAAGGGCATTCACCTTGATACGCAGATGAACGGCTTGAATTTCTGTACTCGTCCTCTAGCGCTTCAGAAAGGATCGTTCTCCTAGCTACCTTCCACGACTTGGTGCGGCGTGGGGATCACGCCGTACTCCTTTATTTGATTGGAGCGGAAATGGTTGACGATCCAAGGCCCGAACCAATCATGCAGTTTTTCAACTACACGCATCTGCCAGCCGGTCTGCAAATGGTGAGCGCGCCTTTCCACAAGCTCGCGAGTTTGATTGTTGTCGAGTTGCCGAAAAATCCAGAGCGTACGGTGGCACTGCGCAAGTTGCTTGAAGCCAAAGACGCCGCAGTAAGAGCGGCGCTGTTCAAGGGACTGCCATGATCGACTTCGAAGCCTTGGTTCTCAGACCAGCGGGAGACATCTTCCAGATCGCGGTTGTCTATACGCCGACCGTGAGCCAACCGGGCGTGCTGCCGTTCAAGACAAACGGCGTCTACTCGTCAACGAAGCTCGATGTGATCATGCAGAACGAGGCGATATTCTCCGATCAGCAAACGAAGTTGGATGTCAACCTTGCTGATTTCGCCGCGTACCCGCAGGAGGGCGACTTCGTCACCATCACCGATACGCGCCACCCGGCATGTGGAAAACAGTTTTGGATTGGTGATCTGGACGAGGACGGGCAGGGCGGCGGCTCCTTGATGCTGCGTCTCAAAGAACCGGCAGATGAAATCAATCCGTACATGAGACAGCGCGCATGAGCAACTACGCCAGCATTATTCACGCGAAGGCGATGGAGCTTGCGAAAGGCGGCCTTGGTCCGCTGTTCAGGACTTACAGATCGACACCGATGCTACAGATACAGCCGGGCGATCTTCCGGTCCTTGCTATTCACATTCTGCGCGAACGTCGCTTACAGGACGGGCAGGCCAATCAAACCGTACCGCATTTCAAGCACTCGTTGACGATTGGCTTCTCAGGTGCGGTGCACGTACAGACCGACAAGCAGGATCAGTTGCAAGACCTTGAAGAGACTATGAGCCTGCTCGATGACATCCTGTTGTGCGATCCAAGGTTCGTGAACCTTGTTGAGGGCGTAACCGAGATGGATCGCGTTTCGCAGTATGCAAAGGTTGGTGAAACAACCTTGTTCGAAATCCGCGTCGAGATGGTGATGGAGTTCTCCAGCCGCTTCGAGCCGACGATTGATGACGATCTAAAGACCGTGCACGTAACCACGCAGTATCCAGACAAGGCGCACGTTGACAGCGGAACGCCGCAGATCGAAGCCGAGTACACAATCGAAACAGACAGCGGACCTTGATAGGCCGCACCAACCCCGGACCAAGAAGGAGAGCGACCATGCCCGTCTCGTTTAACAGCATCCCGCAAAATTGGCGGATGCCGCTTTATTGGGTTGAAGTTGATCCGTCGATGGCGGGCTATCCACGCTCGCGTCTCACTTCCTTGATCATCGGAACCATGCTCACAAGCGGAACTGCGCTTCCTGACGTGCCGGTGCCGGTGCCGTCGCAGGCCGATGCGCGGCAATTGTTTGGTTACGGCTCGATGCTCGACACGATGGTTGAGAGCTTCACAAAGAACAATTTCGCGCAGGAGCTTTGGGTCGTTCCAATCAAGGAAGCGACCGCAGGCGTGGCGGCGAAAGGCGACATCGTGATCACTGCGCCAGCGACTTCCGCCGGAACGCTTCCGGTCTATATCGGTGGGCGTCGCGTTCAAGTATTTGTCGCCGCTGGCGAGCCGATTGATACGACTGCAACGAACATTGCCGCCGCGATCAATGCCGACTTGTCGATGCCGGTGACGGCTACCGCAACGACAGCGACCGTCGCGCTTGATGCCAAGTTCAAGGGCGTCGAAGGAAACGACATCGACGTTCGCATGGCGTACGGCGGCGCGCTTGCAGCGGAGCAAATCCCGGTTGGTCTTACTGTCACCGTTCCGGTTGACAACAAATTGACCGGAGGCACCGGCACTGTGGACATCACGCAAGCGCTGTTGAACCTTGGTGACGAAATCTACGAGTACGTCGCCTGCGGTTACAACGACAGCACTACGCTTGCCTTGCTTGAAGAGGAATACGGCTTCGGCGACGAAGGCCGATGGGGTTGGTTGCGCCAACTCTATGGGCACGTATTCGCTTCAAGGCGTGGCATGGGCACCGACCAGTGGGGCTACACCGATCTACTTGAGTATGGACCAACCAACAACAGCGGCGTTCTCTCTGTCATGGGCATCGAGAAGCATTCGCCCTCGCCGCCGTGGCAATACGCTGCGGCCTATGCAGCGAAGGCGGCACGCGCCTTGTTGAATGATCCGGCGCGACCGCTGCAAACCTTGACCTTGGAGGGCTGTCTGCCTGCTCCCAAGCATCAGCGCTTCGACATGAAACAGTGCAATGACTTCTCTGGTGTAGGCATCGCCACGCAAGGGCCGAACGCCGATGGCATTCCGGCAATCAAGCGTGAGAGCACGACCTACCAGAAGAACCTCTACGGTCAAGGCGATGACGCGTACGAATTGGTTCCAACGCTTGCGACCTTGGCGGCGTTGTTCCGCTCGCAGCGCTATGCGATCACGACCAAGTATCCGCGCCATAAGCTCGCGGATGACGGGACGAGGTTTGGCGCTGGACAGGCTATCGTCACGCCGAAGATCATCAAGGCAGAACTGGTCACGCAGTACGCGTCCGATGAATTCCTTGGTCGCGTCGAGAACGTGACCGCGTTCAAGAACAACCTCGTTGTCGAAAGGGACGCACAGGACCCGAACCGCGTGAATGTCCTTTATCCGCCCGATCTGATCAACCAACTCCGCATCTTCGCGGTCCTTGCTCAGTTCAGGCTCCAGTACAACAGGGGCGTCGATCCCGTTACCGGCGTCGCGGTCTAGCGTCTAGCAAGTGTCACGTATGGGGCCTATATAGTGCGGCTCCAACCAAGGAAGGAAACCAAGGACATGTCACGTCTGGCGCTCTGTCTTGTTTTGCAGGAAATCGGTGCAGTCGATCCCGGCTTCGGTGTCGGCGGCGGCGTCGATCCCGGCTATGGCAAGCCGATATTCCATCCCGGTCATCCCGATCACGGACTTCCAAGCGCGCCGGGTCATCCAAGCAACCGCCCTCCCGGCAGTTATCCATCCCGCCCCGACAACAGCCTGCCGTGGGCACCGGGAAACCCGGATAACAGTCTGCCGCTTCCTCCCGGCATCTCGGCACCGCCTGTCCCGCCGCATCTCAAGGAGAATTTGGTTGTTCTCTGGCGCTTGCCGAATACCACGGAGTGGCACGGCAAGGCGATTGACAAAGGACATCCCGACGCTGGCTTGCCGCCCGAGGTTGAACCCAAGTAAAGACGGCGTCAATCCAACTCGACAATGGAGCGGCGCGCACATATGCTGCGCGCCGTTTTCATTGAAGGATTGATGTATGGTCTATGGTCGCATCAACAAGCCGTTTTGGGACGATGCCCCGGTTGCGATAATCGGCGGCGGCCCCTCTCTAATCGACTTTGATCTGGAGCAACTTCGAGGCGCGCACGTCCTTGCTGTGAAGCGCGCGATCTTCAGCGTACCGTGGGCTGATGCTTGTTTCGGTCTGGATATGGACCGCTATACTGAATGGCGCGACAAGCTATCAAGCATTCCAAGCCGCATTTATTGGGCGGTTACCGACGATCAACTCGACCGCACGACGCCATCCAAGAACACCACGTTCCTGAAGCGCCTTGTTGGGCAGGATGTGTCGGATGATCCAGGCATGATTTTCGGCGGCGGCACGTCTGGCTTCGGTGCGTTGCAGATTTGCTTGCACAAGCACGCCAAGGAGATTGTGCTGTTTGGTTTCGACTACAACGGCAATGATGGCACCGACGCCCACTCAATCAAGCGGACGGCGAACTGGCTCGCGTGGGCAGAGCACTTCAGGGTCTACGTGCCGTATCTGATAGAGCAGGGCATTAGCGTGGTGAACGCGTGCCCGCAGTCGGCGATACGATGCTTCCAGAAAATGACGCTGGCGGATGGCGTGGCGGCTCTTCGCATCAAGTAAAGGAAAAACCGTGACTGCTCTTGTTGTTGCTTGCGTCTATGACGGCCACGGCTTCGAACGCATCCTTGAACTGCGAGACGCAGTCGAGCAACATTTGCCACTGCCGTACGAGATGGCCTGCCTGACTGATCGTACCGATAGATGCAGCGGCGTCACCTTCATCGACATCACAGCCGCAAACCTTGATGGATGGCGCGCAAAGATGGTGCTCTTCGAGCCGCAATGGCGGTTTCGGAGGAAAATAATTTACCTCGATCTCGACGTTGAGGTTGTCGGCGATCTGTCGCCACTGGCGGATGTGCCGGGCGAGTTCTCTATCCTTGCTGACTTCAATCCAGATGCGATGGTGATCGGCGCGCTGATGGGCGAAATGATCTGGCGCGACTTCCAGCGGCAACGCGCGACATCGCGGGCGAAGTGCCTGTCGGATTGCATCAAGGAGCTTTACCCCGATGCGCCGTTCCTTGAGGATGAGCTTCCCAATGGCTTCTTCCGGGATCGTCTGATCGTCTGAGCGGTTGCAGCATTCGTGCGCGCCACGTGCGGGCGACGCCGCGTTGCACGCCCATGCGCGGCTCGTACAATCGTCTCCTTGCTTTGAACAGGAGACGCCAATGCCCCAAGGTCCCATCGCTGGCACAGCCTATCTCAAGGTGGATAGCAGTCAGTACCCGCTCAAAGGAAATCTGACGGTGTCCTCGTCGCGTTACGAGCGCACCGGCATCGCCGGACAGGACTACGTGCACGGCTACCAAGAACTGCCGCGCGTTCCCTACATCGAGGGAGATGTTTCCACGCTGCCGGAAGTCTCCACCGAATTCCTTGAGGGTGTCATCGACGCGACGGTGACGGCGGAACTGGTCAACGGCACGACCTACGTTCTGCATCATGCGTGGACCAAGGGACCAATCGACGTGAACACGCACGACGGTCAGTTCCGAATTCGCTTCGAGGGCATCGACTGCACTGAGTTGAAGTAAGGACCAGCAAGATGGCGGGAGAGAATGTGGCTCGTAAGCCGGAACCTGTTGCGGCGGCAACCGCTCCGGTGAAGAGAGAACGACCCAAGGAAATCGTGATCGATCTTCTGACGCCAGTGCAGGCGCACGGCGAGATGATCGCGCAACTTAAGTTCCGCAGACCGACAGGCGGCGACATCATGGCGCTTGGCGACAACTATCCGATCCACATCGATTGGAACACGGGCTTGATCAGACCAAACCCTCCAGCGATGGGCGATATGATGTCTACTCTTGCGGCTGTTCCACCATCAACAATCAAGGCTCTGGATGCGGAGGATTGGGCGACTTGCGCTCATGCGCTGATGGGTTTTTTCCCTCCGGGCGCGCAGGCGATGCAATACTGAATTGCTATCGTCTCGCGAAATTCTATTCACGGCACCCGGATGAATTCCTTGCCCTGACGCTGGACGATGTCCATCAGCACATGATCTGGACTGATAGATTGCTCGCGACAGCGGAGAGCAAGCGTCCGCCGTCATAGGTAAGAAATTATGGCATCGAACGAGGAAGTCCTTCGACTACGGATGACGGTGGTCAACGAAGAGGCGTTGGCGAACATTCGTGCGTTTGGTCGTGAAATCGGGATCATGCCGCAAAAGGCAAATCCCGCGATCCAGAACGTCAACAAGGAATTTCTCGCGCTATCCAACACCTTGAAGGGCATGGGCACCGGGCTGACGCAGATCATCCCGGCGCTTGGTGCTGTCGGTCTTGGGGCGGGCAGCGCGGCAGTCGGCATCGGTGCATTGCTCTACACGCTGACCAATGCGGCGAAGCGAGTTGTTGAACTGAAATACGCCTCCAAAGAATTGGGAATGAGCGAGCGTGATATCCGCTCCTGGCAGGGTGCGGCAGAGCGCGTCGGCGTGTCGGCGCAGTCGATGACGCAAGGACTTGCCAATTTCAAGAAGACGACCGATGGATTGAAGTTCAACATCGGTGGCGCGCGAGACGAATTGTACGCGCTTGGTGCCGGTCCAATCGTGCAGCGTATGCAGGCGGCGACCAATCAGGCCGATAAGCTCCGCGTGGCGTTCCAGTTCAAGGACGCCTTGATGAAGGACGATCCGTCCGGGTTCAAGGCGCGGATGTTCTTCGATCAGATCGGGCTTGGTGCGGACAAGGCGCGGTTGTCGTTCGAGCAATACGAAGCCGTGCAGAAGAACATGAAACCCATGTCGCCAGAACAGATAAAGGCGGCTGATGATTACAACAAACAATTGATCACGCTTGGCGAGAGTTGGGATCATCTCGTCATAACGACGGCAAAGCCTTTGTTTCCGCTCGCCACCGCGACGATGAACGCTATCAGCCAGGGCATCGAAAGCAACATCAAGCAATTCGATGCTCTCGATACGGCGCTGCAACACGCCAAGGACAAATGGGCGCGCGGAGATTACGCTGGCGCGGCAAAGACCGCGTTGTTTGGTGACGCTGATCCGAAATTCGCGCATCAAGGACCGGCCTCCGAGCGTGATGATCTACTTGGTATCGTCCCAAAACGCCGCACGACGCCAAGATTGTTTGGCGGCGGGCGGTTCAAATATCATATGCGCGGCGAGGAACTTGCCAGCCAGGAGGGCTGGAACGCATTGCAGGAAAGTTTGCGTACGAAAGCGCCGACTAGCACCAAGACACCGAGCATCGATGATATTGCCGGTGGCGGGTTTAGGGTGCCTGAGTTGGCTCGTGGCGGCATCGTCACTAAACAAACATTGGCGATGATTGGCGAGGGCGGGCCGGAAGCAGTCATTCCACTCGACACCACAGGAACCGGCGGCGCAGCAAACAAGGCGGATGAAGTCCACACCGTAAAGGAGGGCACGTTCCAAGCGTTGATGGACTTCAAGGAGTATTTAGGCGCTGCCGGTGGTGGTGGCGTTGGTGGCGCTCCGATGGGAGCATTGCCTGGTTTCGGCGGTGGCGGTGGCGGTGGTGGCGCTGGCGCTGGTGGTGGCGCTGGCGGCATGGGCAGTATTCCAGGCGGCGGCGGTGGGAACGGTGTTGGCACCGATGGTCAACCAACAACAGGATCGCACGGCGGCGCTGGTAGCGCCGGTGATCGCGACGGGACACCAGACGGCGGCGGCGGCGGCGGCGGAAGCGGGAACCTTGCTTCCCAACGCGAAGAGTTCAAGAAGGAACTGGATGCCGATCCACAACTGAGGAAACTTGCAATCGGCGCGATGTCAAAGGAAGGCGGCGTCCAATCAAACCTTGAACAGTTGATGAACATGGCGGCGATGCGTCACCAGACGCTTCGCAAGGCACTTTATTCGGGGCAGTACGGTCCCGTGACAGGAAGAAACAGGTTGTCAACCGCAGCCTTGATAGCTGCTGGAGAAAAAGCCGGAAATGCTGGCGAAGCAGCGCTTGGAAAGGTCTACGGCGGATCAAATATCACTGACTACGCCACCGACCAAGGCATGAAGGGCGATCCGAACTACGACAAGTATATGTCGAACCCAAAGTATTGGGGGATGCACAAGGTCGAGGGTGCTTGGTTTTCGGCTCACGGTGAGGCTGGTCGCAAGTGGGCGACGGAACAGAGAGCAAGAGACGCGCAGGCAAACGCTGCACCGGCAGCGCCAAACGGTCAACAACAAGGAGCAAACACGGGTGATGGTGGCAAGGCTGTAAGTGGCGGCGGCGCAGTTACGCATGAAGGAACGGGGCGAATGGTGTCCCCGGAGATCATGCGCTCGATGGCTTACGCTGGCACGATAGCTGGTGTCAGAACCAACGTCGCGCACGGTGACGAACCGGGGCACGCACGTCACCATCAAGGCGCATCGTCTGGTGACGTTGATCTCTACGACGAGAGCGGCAGAAAGTTGGACGTACGCAATCCCGAAGATAAAGCGAAGATGGAGCAATACATCGAGGCCGCCGCCGCATCTGGTTCCAGCGGGATCGGGTTTGGCAAGGACGGCTCTTACATGGGTTTCTCCCGAATGCACGTAGGCGCTGGCAGTCCCGCAGTTTGGGGCGCGCAGGGGAAAACAGCAAATGCCCCGGATTGGGTTGCAAGGGCTTATGCAAGAGGGCGAGCGAACCAAGTTTCTCCAGAGCAACAACAAGCGGCAATAACAAACCGTATCGACGGTGCGGTGGACACCGCCGCCGCTGGTTCACAGAAGATTGACGGCAAGGTGCACGTCACTGTGAATTCAAACGGCACCGCAGCAAAGACCACCGCAAAATCCGAAGGCGCGCTGTGGCAGAGGTCAACGATTGAGAACTACAAGCAAATGCAGCCGACGAGCCAACCTGTAAGAACAGTAGAGATGCAGGAATAGCACATGGCGCTTGTAGCTAAACGAGTACCCCAACAAGTTCCGTCGCATCGCCCCAAATACCCTTGGCGCGAGAAGTATCAACAGGCGTGGTTTCGTGGCGCATCGTTCCACGTTGAAACCGACATGCGCGCGAGTGGAAGGCGCGTTGCCTTGCATCAGTATCCGAAGAGGAACACGCCGTACGCCGAAGACATGGGGCGTCAAGCGATCCAGTTCAAAGTCCAGGGCTATTTGATTGGTCCGAATTATCTGGATGACAAGGACATCCTGATCGGATGTCTTGAGGCTGACGGTCCCGGCTTGCTGCAATTGCCTATGCCATATCAAGGCGGCACCATCATGGTGATGGTGCAGAGCTACGCCGTGACCGAGGCACGCGAACGCGGTGGCTACTGTGTTGTTGATATGGGCTTTATCGAGTACGGCGATCCGGTATGGCGCGCGACCGTTTCGACGGCGGCGGAAATCCAGAAGTCGGCAACCAACGTCGAGAGCGCCGTGACAGGACCAGACCAACCAACAACGCAGACGGCACAAGAGGCTGCACCGTATGCGAACACGTACATGAGCACCGATATATCAAACTTCGTTCCCTCGTTTGAAGAGTGACCGATGACGAGCGATGAAGCAGACGAAGTCCTTGGTATTGTGCAGCGCATTGGTCCCGTTGTGCTGTCATCAGCCGTCGATATGTCGAGCACAGTCGGCACGTCGCTGCGGCGCTGCGTCGGAATGTTGATGGCTGATTTCAACATGACCAATCTCCCGACATTCAGTATTGCGTTCACCTTGTGCCTTGATCTGGCGCGGCACTGCTATGCGACGCTGACAACGATGGATCGCGTGCGCAAGGCGGCGCTTGCTGAAGCGCCGAAAGCACTGCCTGCAACGCAAACCGTGCTCGCCATCGTGCGGCTGACGCTCGCGTGCGAAGCAAGGATCATCTCCTTTATGTCGTTTCGCTCACGCGAGGATGTCGAGGCGGTTGCCGTCGCCATGAACGATGCGTTTACGCAAACCAGCGAAGTCGCGGCAGATGACCTTGATGCGGCAACCTACATGGCGATCACTCGATTGCATGGTGATGTGACACGGCATCTTGCTGATCGTGGGCGCAGACTACCGCGCGTGATCAGCTACAACTATCAAATGGTTATGCCAGCGCTTCGTATGGCGCAACGGGCGTATGGAGAGCCGTCACGGTATCAGGAATTGGTTGACGAGAATTCCGTAGTGCATCCCGCGTTCATGCCTCGCAGCGGCAAGATGTTAGCGGTGGCGTGATGGCTCCTACGTTTGGAACAACAACGCCGCCACCGACCGAGCCGGTGCAGCAATCGTTTCGCCTTAACACGGGCAAGGAGATTGCCACGCTTGAAGTGCGAGGAACCTTGTTCACCAACTGGACGACCGTGCGCGTCGAGCAGCACGTCACGGAGCCATTTCCTAAATTCCAGTTTGAATGCACCGAGGAAAGTCCCATGCCTGCATCGTGGGACGCTTTGCATTTTCTTCCAGGCGATATCGTGCGGGTCTATGTCGGCGGCGTTCCTGCGGTGTTTGGTTATATTACTGAACGTCACGTTGGGTTCGATGAGAAGAACCACGGCATTCGCTTGATTGGATGCGGCGATACGGTCGATCTAACAAACTCTTCCGTACCGATTGAAAAGTTGGACGGGCACGATGGACAATCTTGGTCTGCGCTTGCGCGCGATCTAATGATGCACCTTGGTATCAAACTAGAGACGAAGGGAGCCGTTGACGAAACGCCGTTCAAGAACATTCAGATACAGCCCGGCGAAACTATCATGATGGCAATCGAGCGTTACGCGAAGATGCGCAACATCGTCATCGGGTCCAACGCGATGGGCGGTCTGCTTGCTATCGGAGAGAACAGCGCATCGCCATCCGGCGACCTTGTTGAGGGCGTCAACATACTGCGAGCGAATTGCGTGCTTCGCGATCAGATGGTTTATCGGAAAATCTACGTTCTTGGTCAGAACACCGGCAGCGATCAAGCGTACGGCGACAGTCAGAACAAGCAAATCGCATTCGAGCAAGGGACATCGACACGCAACAGATACATGGTGACGGTCGCGGACGTAGCCGACACAATGCACGGCGTACAGCGACGCGCGATGATGGAGAAAGTATTCACCGAGGGAAGCCAACTTGAAGCTCAGATCACCGTGCAAGGCTGGTTCAAGGACCAGAACCAAAGCAACGATGTTTGGAAAGCGGGCGAATATTACACAGTCACTTCCCCGTCGCTTACGCTGCCGGGACAGGTTCTTGGTTGCTCAGGTTGCATCTATGAACAGAGCGACGCGGGAACAACAACAACTCTCATAATGGTTGATCCAATCCACATGAATGCGCAGTTTGGTTTGTTGAGCTATCGGAAGGCGGCGATGGATGTCGTACGGCAGGACGCCGAACGTCTCTCTCAACAACGTATATTGAACCAAAATCAACAGGACCAAACACCATGAACAGAAACACGCTCATGGAAATGTCGGGACGCGCAATGCACATGTTCCAGCGTCTTACGCTGAACAAGGGCAACGATAACCCGATGATGCAGGAGTTAAACTTCGACGGCATGAATTCCGAGGGCCGTAATCTTGTTGAGCGGGTTCAATCATTCGGTATGTCAACGGTGCCGTTGCCGCGCGACGAGCAAGGCGGCAGCGGCGGCGGTGGCGGTGGTGGTGGAACTGGCGGGAATGGCGCTGGCATGTTGGGCAAGGCAGCGGAGGGTATCGCGGTGTTCCTTGGTGGACAGCGCAATCATCCGGTCGTTCTTGGTATCGATGACCGCAGGCACAGGCCGATGGGACTGAAGCCGGGGGAGAGCTTCCAGTACGATCACCAAGGCCAAGGAACCTTGGTGCGTCTCGCAGCGACCTATCTGTTGTCGCTCGATGACGACGGCAACGGTCAAGCTCCCGGTGGCAAGATGCTGCGGGATGCGGATGGCAGGGAGACAGGCAAGAGCGAGAAGAAGGAGCGCTTCGTTTCCTTGCGCCACGTCAACAAGAAAAAGCAAGACCGTAGTAGCGGCGGAACACCGCAGCAAAATCTCCAGACATGGAAGGATGCGGGCTATGATGTCGCTGCCATGAGCGCGCTGGAGCGGGCGTCGGCTGCGAGTTCGCCCAATCGGGAGAGCTACAAGCACGAAGGCGATAGCGTCAATCATGAAGTGCGCGTGACCAAGGGGCGTATCGAGTTTCGCAGCGGGGACAGCGTTGTCGGATATTACGACGGCGGCAGCAAGAAATGGAGCTTCACTGGCGAGATGCGTCTCGGTAGCGACGACGCCAATCATCCGGTCTACGGCGTCAATGGCGGCGTCGGCATGACCACAACGACAAGCGGCAGCGGCGCTGTGCTGGTCAAGGCACCGCAGCCGGGGCCGCCGACATCGCAGGACATCCATCCTCTGGAAGCGGAGATTGCCGCGCTCAGAGAAAGAATTGCCGCGCTTGAAGCGAGGATGACGTGATGGGTAGCGACGTAAGGTTTCTTCAGCAACTCGACTTTCCGGCGTACGCTGTCCAACTCGATTGGTTGCTGACGGATCAGAACCTTGTCGCTGACGGCTACGATCTGCAATCAGCGGTGATCGTTGCGCTTGGCACCGATGCCCTTGCTCCAGGCGGTATGGAGCTTCCTGATCCAGATGCTACTGATCGACGTGGTTGGTGGGGCGACATGGAAGCGGATGACATATGGGGAGGCTGGCCAGTTGGTTGCTTGTTGTGGCTGTTGTCGCGCGCAAAGATCACCGGACCATTTGCGCGCGAAGGCTCTACGCAGGCGCGTGCCGATGGATGGACGCGCGAGGCGATGAAACCTTTTACGCAGCGTTTGATTGCTTCGCATATTGATGTATCGACGGAGCGCGTTAGTTTGCAGCGCATCGACATCGGCGTGACGATCTATCGCGGTCCTGATCTGGCGATATCGCTTCTCTACAATGAACTGTGGGACGATTTGCGGGAGGGCAGATAATGCCTTGGAGTACACCAACACTTCGTGACACGCGCCGCCTGACGCGCGACTACGTGCTATCGCAACTTGGCGCGAAAGTTATGATCCCGAATTCCGTTCTGCGCATCATGAGCGATGCGATGTCCGGTCTTGCACATCTCGCCTTGCTTTACCTCGATTGGCTGTCGAAGCAATTGCTACCTGATACAGCCGAGAAGGAATGGCTGGATCGTCACGGCGATATTTGGTTGGTCAACGCCGATGGCTCGAAAGGGCGCAAGCCAGCGACGTATGCACAGGGCGTCATCGAATTCAGCGGCGCGTATGGCGTGATCATTCCGGTCGGGACCTTGCTCGTCGGCAGCAATGGCTATCAGTACCAGACAGTGACACAAGGACAAATCGGCAGCGATGGTCTTGGGACATCCAACGCTGTTGCGATCACTGCGGGCAGCGGCGGCAATCTTCCAGACGGCGACGCGGTGACGCCCACGCCAGCAATCACTGGCGTCGATAGCGCGGCGTTCCTTGGAAACATGGCTGGCGGCTTCGATCAGGAAACGGACGATCAGCTACGCGAGCGAATTCTGTTTCGCATTCAAAACCCGCCGATGGGCGGCAGTCAGGCGGATTACGTTCGATGGGCGATGGCGTGTCCAGGCGTGACGCGCGCATGGGCCGCGTCCGAGCAAGGCATCGGCACCGTCACCGTCCGTTTCCTGATGGACGATACCTACCCGGACAACCACGGACTTCCTTTGCCGACAGACATCGAAGTGGTGGCGACCTACATCGATCAGAAGCGTCCGGTGACGGTCAAGGATTGCTACGTGGTTGCTCCGATCTTGATGTTTTACGACATCACGATCAGCCAGTTGGTGGATGACCAGCCGACAGTGCGCGCACGTATCGAGACTTCGATCCACGACATGGAGCTTCTCAAGTCGCAGCCGGGAGCAACCATGCACAGATCGTGGGTCGATGAAGCGATCAGTCAAGCAGTCGGCGAGGAATACCATGAGCTTGCTTTCAGCACGGTGACGATGCCAGCGCCGGGATACATGCCGGTCCTTGGGACTGTGTTGTACCAGCCATGACAGAACCGATCTACGCACCGCTCGTTCCGCATCAAGGCGATAAGCACGTCACTCGCACGGGCGACGATTACGCCGATGCGATGGAGCGCTTGCTGCCTCAAGGACAGGCGTGGCCGCGCTCCATCGGAAGCATATTGATGCGAACGGTAACCGGCCTAACGCGCATATGGGGCGACGTTGAGATACGTGCTTCAGCCTTGCTTGAAGTCGAAAGCGATCCGCGCATAACGGTCGAGATGCTTCCCGATTGGGAGCGTAATTGGGGACTGCCCGATCCTTGCTACAGCGAGCCGCTTACGATTGCGGAGCGGCAACTTGCGTTGATGATGCGGATGACGATGCTTGGCTCGCAGTCGCGCGAGTTCTTCATTCAGGTCGCTGCAATGATCGGCTACACGATCATGATCAGCGAGTACCGCGTATTTGTTTGTGGCATCGACAGATGCGGCGACAATCGCGTCTATGGCGACGGCTCCAACCCGATGTTCAACGAGTGGCATCAACCAATCAAGGATGTCGGCGGAAATCCTGTTGCCCTTGGCGAGCTTTCGGAATGGCCGAACTACGGATTGGGTCCACCGGAGAACAGGTTCTATTGGACCGTCCACGTCGATCAAGCAAAACTGATCTGGTTCCGTGTCACGTCAGGACAGACCGGCGTCGATCCACATCTGCGCATCGGCCTTGCTGACGATCTCGAATGCTTGCTCAATCGTTGGAAGCCAGCGCATACGCATATCATCTTCGACTACGGCAACTTGAGCCATCCGGGCGATCCGATGGCGGGCACGCCTTGATAGGAGGGCACCTTGAAATATAACCAACCCTACGGCATCACCGATCCGAACGCCGGTTACATCAACGGTGATCCGACTGTCGGACAGATGGGTTCGATCCCGCCTGCGGCGAGCATCGAGCAGCCGCAGCGCGAAATCGTGAACCTGATCAATAACGCGAGGTATGGTGACGGGTTGCCGTTCGCAGTACCAAGCTCCACCGACCTCGCTCAGATGGTCAAGGCCGTACAGAGCGGCCTGTTCAACTACGGGCGCGACACCGGCACGGCGAATGCTTACGCGACCAACATCTACCCGCCGCCGATCAACTACTTCGACGGGTTCCGCGTCATTCTTCGGATCACAAACACGAACACCGGGCCTTCGGTGCTCAACATCAATTCGTTGGGCAACAAGAACATCGTGCATCGTGACGGCTCGACCTTGACCGGCGGCGAGCTTCAAGCGGGTACGATCCATTGCTTCATCTACGATGGCGTCAACTTCGAGCAAGTTTGGGGAGCAAGCATGGCGGCTGGTATGCCGATCTACTTGACTGCTCCAAGGAACTTCTACGTCAACTCGAATACAGGGAACGACAATTACGACGGAACCGTTGCCGCGTTCACGAGTGGCGCGCATGGTCCGTTTAGGACATTGCAGCGCGCATCTTTTGAAGTAATCAAATACAATCTCAACGGTTACATGATCACCGTCTACGTCGCTGACGGCAGCTACAACTCCGTGGACCTTTACATGGTCAACGGCAGCGGCAGCATCGTATGGCAGGGAAACGAAAGCGCTCCAGCGAATTGCTTGATCACCGGGGCCGGAAACACTTGCATCAGGGCGGCGAACGCCGGGAGCCAGTATCGCATCCAAGGCTTCAAATGCACGACCACCGGAGCGCCGCAGCCGGGTTCCTTGATGTGCGGCATCTACGCTGCGGGAAGCACTCTCGCGATCAGGAACATGGACTTCGGTGCCTGCGACGGTGGGCACATGGCCTGCGGCTATCAGTCGGCGCTCTACCTTGACGGGACATTCAACCTTTCTGGCGGGTGCGCTGGATCAAGCATCTTCAGAGGCGTGCATCTGTACGCCTCCACAAGCTCTCAAATCCAGATTGCGAACGGTTCCGTGCCGCCGACGATCAACATTCCAGCCGGGATCAACTTCAACGACTGTTTCCTCAAGCTCGACGTTATGAGCATGGCGCGCGTCTGGTACACGGCGATGAACGGGTTTGGAAACGTGTCGGGCAAGAAGTACACCGTTTCCACCAACTCCATCTCGAATGCTGGCGGCGGTCCAAACTACTACCCCGGCAACATCGCCGGAACCGTGGATACGCAGGGGCAATACTGGTAACCAAGGAGCAAGGACTTCGATGACTTTCATTGATCAGCCGTACACCTATGATCTAAAGGCTTCCTACTGGCTTGCGGACGATGGTCGTTTATTTGGGAGCGCGCCGCAGGCATTGGTGACAACCGCCGATCCAGACTATGTCGCTTGGTGCAGTAACCATGCAGCGATCCTGTGGCCACGCGACGATGGTGGCGCGCAGACCGATGCTACGCTTCAAGCGGTGCTTGCTCCGTTTGGCATCTTTGTAAACCTGAACTACTACGCAGCGAACTGCCGCTACAATCTTGCGAGCGGCGGCGTCACCATTGCGGGCAACAGGTATCTGTCTGATCCGACGGCGCGCAATACCGTTTCCAGTGCTCACGATTATGCGGTGGCAAATCCAGGCCACATCACAGATTGGAAGCTCGCCAACGGAACCTTCATCAAACTCAACGAAGCGCAACTTGCGCACGTGCTGCAAGAAATGGCGACGTTCGTTCAGGCGTGCTTTACTTGCGAGAGCAATCAAGTAGCTGGCATCGCTGGCGGCACGGTCACTACAAGGGCACAGATCGACGCGGCGTTCGCCGCCATTCCAACTACGTATCCGTAAGGGGATCGCCGTGGCTATCGTCAACATCACCGTTACCAATGACGCGGACTTCTATCGGACGTTTGCTTGGCAAACGCTCGCGGGAGCGCCAATCAACATGGCGGGCGGTCTGATGGAGATGATGCTGCGCCGCCACGCCACTGACGCCGCTGCTGTCCTTCGCCTCGGTAGCGACACCGGGGAGATTGTCTTTGTTGATCCGAACAACGGCGTCTTTACCGTGCGAATGTCGCAAGACATGCTCGAACACTTGGCGTTAGGGGATTACGAGCACTCCAACATTTTCTCGCGCGGCGGGTACAAGGTTCGTGTGTGGTCTGGACTACTGACCAACAGCGCGGGTCCAACCCGATGACCGACACAGGAATTGAAGTCATCCAAGACAACAACGTGAGCATCGCCTTGAGCGACGACACGGTTGTTGTTGCCTACGATGGCGAGACTGATGTCATCCAGACATTCGAGCAAGGGCCTCCCGGTCCTCCCGGTCCTCCCGGCCCACAAGGTCCGGTTGGCGATGCGTCGGATGTTGTTGGTCCGCCTGGACCGGCTGGACCGATTGGGCACGCTGGTCCGCAAGGTCCGCAAGGTCCGAAGGGCGACACTGGCTCGCAAGGACCGGCGGGCATCGGCGTCAACATCAAAGGAGAGGTTGCTACATCAGCCGATCTACCAACGGCTGGAATGAACAATGGCGATGCGTATGTAGCCAAAGACACCGGCGACGTTTGGGTTTGGAACGGCACGGCCTGGATCAATGTCGGGCCGATCCAGGGACCGCAAGGGCCGAAGGGCGACACGGGAGCGGTTGGGCCGCAAGGACCGCAGGGCATTCCCGGTGCGAGCGGTGGAGCGCCGTCCGACGCCGTTCCCTTGATGGATGGTACGGCTGTTCCCGGCGTAGCAACCAAATACACGCGCGAAGATCATGTGCATCCGACCGACACGTCGCGAGCGTCGTTGGCCTCGCCGGTGTTTGATGGAAATGTTCTCGTTCCGACCGGCGGCGTCAATATTGGGTCGAACGCAGACCCCGGTCTAGGAAATCTCGCCGTCACAGGCAGGCTGTCGGTAGGGAAAGTTTTGGTTCTTGCTGCGAATACCGATCTCAACACCATAACCAATCCCGGCATGTACGTTTGTGGCGACAGCACATGCACGCACGGTCCTTATATCGGAGGGCAATGGTACATCGAAGCGATCCCCTACGGCGACGGGACAAGCGCCTACGTTATGCAGCGCGCAACCGATCTTGTAAATCTTGCATTTGAATATCTGCGGCTCAAGATCAACGGTGTTTGGACGGCGTGGATGCAAACTTCTGCGCCGACCAGTCAGTACACGCCTTGGACGGCTTGGACGCCGACGTTGTCTGTTGGATCAGGAGCGCTGACCAGTGCTGTGGCGAAGGGGCGGTTCAAGCAACTCGGCAAAGTGGTGCATTTCAGCGTTGAGATACAAATCACCACGAACGGAACAGGCGGCACGTATCTCGGCTTCACGCTTCCGGCTCCCGCGATCCTTAGTGGTCAAGCATTTGCGTTTACCGCGACACTGGTATCCGGCGTGGCGTGCAAGGGCAGCATTCAACCAAATCTTCCTAATGCCGGATACCTCGCGAGATGGGACAATGCTTATCCCGGTTTTGATGGAGCGTGGATTTGGGCCTCCGGTACATACGAGGCGGCCTGATGGAGTTACAACAACAAGACGCCATCGGTGCTCTGAGCACGACAATCGTTGTCACGTTCGACAGTGAGGTTGATGTCATCCAGACGTTCGACGCCGGACCTCCAGGGCCGCCCGGACCTCCGGGCGCTCCCGGTGCTGGCGGCGATCCGGGCACGCCAGGACCGAAAGGCGATCCAGGCCCACAAGGACCCGTAGGTCAGACAGGTCAGCAAGGCATTCCCGGCCCACAAGGACCTCCGGGCACGCCCGGAGGACCAGAGGGTCCAGCGGGACCGGCTGGTCCACAGGGACCGGCGGGACCGACCGGGCCGCAAGGAGCCGCGTCAACGGTGCCGGGACCGGCTGGACCGAAAGGCGATCAAGGAGACACGGGCGCGACCGGAGCCGCATCAACAATTCCCGGCCCGCAAGGACCCGCTGGTGCGGTGGGACCGGCTGGACCGAAGGGTGACACGGGCGACGCATCAACAATTCCCGGCCCGCAAGGACCGGCAGGAGCGGCGGGGCCGCAAGGCGCGACCGGCGTCCAAGGACCGAAGGGCGACCAAGGAGACGTTGGGCCTGCGGGGCCGCAGGGCGTCCAAGGAGCTACCGGCGCGGCATCGACAGTGCCCGGTCCTCAAGGTCCGGTGGGACCAGCGGGGCCGAAGGGCGATCAAGGAGACGTGGGCGCGGCCTCGACGGTGCCGGGTCCGGCGGGATCGCAGGGGCCGAAGGGCGATCCTGGACCCGCAGGCGCACAAGGCAATCCGGGAATTGACGGCAATACCGTGCTCTACGGCGCTGGCGCTCCCGCATCCGCTCTCGGCGTCAACGGAAATTTCTACATCAACACAACAACTAATTTCATCTACGGACCGAAAGCCGCTGGCGCATGGCCAGCGGGCACGTCGCTCGTCGGGCCACAGGGCGCACAAGGAACCGCAGGGGCACAAGGACCGCAGGGCAATCCCGGCGCACAGGGCGCGCAGGGACCGCAGGGACCGCAGGGCGTAGCGGGGAATACCGTACTGTACGGGAGCGCCGATCCGGTCGCTGGCACTGGCGTCGATGGGAACTTCTACATCAACACGACTTCGCATTATTTGTTTGGTCCGAAGGCCGCAGGTGGCTGGCCCGCTGGCACATCACTTGTAGGTCCACAAGGGCCGCAGGGCATCCAAGGCATTCAGGGTATTCAAGGACCAGCCGGTGCAGGAACGCCTTCGACGGTTCCGCCGCTGATGGATGGCGTTGCGACAGTCGGCACGTCAACCGCCTTCGCGCGTGAAGGTCATATTCATCCAAGTGACACATCGCGAGTGGCCAAGACCGGCGATACCATGACTGGCAATCTAAACATGGGCAATGGCACGGCAATTATTATCCAGGGA